ACGCAAGTGCAACATTCTAAAAAAACAACAATCCAACTTTAAGGAGGATACGGATATGTCTTTACACACTGAAAAACCAGGAACAATCGTCACTGGCGTAGCCAATGGCGCGATCACCAAACGCCGTTTCATCGGTTACGATGATGCTGTCTGCGCGGTTAAGGGAATGCTCGCCAAAGGTGTTTCCCGGGATGAAGATCAGGATACCGGCAAGTCCTTTGCCATTACCATCGATGGTACTGCGCTCGTTGAGGCGGGTGGAGCTCTTTCCAAAGGCGACAATGTTACTACCAATGCTCTCGGCAAGGCTGTCATTGCCGGCAAGGGTGAATACATCAACGGCATTGTCATGCGTGATCAGTTGACTGTTGGCCAGGATGTTGAAATTCGGCTCGGCGGCAATATGATCAGCACCGTACCGACCACGACATCGACGACCACGACCACAACGTCTTCTTCGTCTTCAACCACAACTTCAACCGCAGCGTAAGCCGCAGCATAAAACGCCTTATAAGGAGGATCTGAAATATGCCTACTAATTTTTTTGACATCATTACTGAAGGTGTCAGTGTTCCCCTGACCAAGTTGGCCTCCGGATATAAACCAACCGGCCTGATCGCTGATCAGGTTTTTCCCGTTGTAACATCCATAACCAAAGGTGGCAAAATTCCGGTATTCGGAAAAGACGCCTTTAAGATTTTTGAAACCTTGCGCGCCCGCGGAGCAAAATCGAATCGCGCCCAGTTAGGTGTTGACTCATGGCTTACCTTTGCCTGCGAAGAACACGATCTGGCCATTCCTTTGGATTCCCGCGAACTGAACGAATTGAGAAATCTGCCCGGCGACATGAAACTGAAAGCCCTGTTTAATATACAGGACCGTACGCGCCGGAGAGTCCAGTGGAATCTCAAACTGGAAGCCGAAAAAGGCGTCGCCGATTATGTTTCTACCGTTGCGAATTACAGTGCCGATCACGTTGTCGCGTTGACCGGTGGTTCCTGCTGGAGTGAAGCCGGCTCCGATCCGGTCAAAGCAATTGAACTTGGTCGTGAAACAATCAGAAAAAAAACCGGCGTGTATCCGAATACCGCGATCATGGGTACAGAAACAGCATCTGTACTGAAATTCCATGCGGCTTATACGGCCGTTATGAATGCAAATAAGGATAAGGTTGTCCGCGAGGATCTCATTGCCGATGTTCATAACCTGAAAAAAATCCTTGTCGGCCAGTCCATGACTGTAGATAGCGATGGCAATTTCGTTGACCTGTGGGCGGATGATTTTATCCTCTGTTACATTCCCGATACGGTAACTCCGGACATCGACGAACCGTCTTTCGGTTATCAGATCCGTCCCGGCTTCTCCCCTACCCCGTACCCCTACGTGGATATTTTCACAGAAGAAGGCGGCAAGATCGTCAATGTGCGTTGTACTGACATGTACGACCAGATGATGATCATGAAGGATTGCGGATATATCCTCAAAAACTGCAAGAAATAACGTGGCTGCCGGGGTCTCGGAGCGATCCGGGGCCTTCGGCATAACTTAACGAGGACATGAAACATGGCGTATTGTGTATTGACTGATCTGGCAAAATTGCTTCCCAACACGATGCTCATTAATCTTTCTAATGATACATCAGGGGCAACCGTCGTCAATCAAGATAATATTGACGAGGCAATAGATCAGGCTGATCGCGAGATCGACGCTTATATCCTTCTTGCCGGCAAATCAGTTCCCATGTCTCCGGTTCCTCCTCTTATTGCCAATCTGTCCACAAAAATGGCGATCTGGAATTTACATCTACGTAAATACTTTGATTCTTCGATCTGGCGTGAAACGTATAAGGATTGCCTAAAAACTCTGGAACGGATTGCCGAAGGGAAATTATCACTCGGACAGGAAGAAATTGGTGTTACCCAGGAAGTAGGTGGTGGTCATGCAACGTCTACGCGTGATCAGAAATTTACGGAAGACTTCATGAAGGAGTATTAATGCTGATCGAAAGAAGCCAGATTATTACTACTTTGTGTGACCATTTGAGGGCCAACATCCCGGAACTCAAACTGGTCAAGCCGTATCATGGTGAACTGGACCGGTACAGCAAGAAAGTCCAACTCCAGGAAAATTCTTTTCCGGCAACGGTAGGTCTGACCACTCCATTTGCGTTAATCATTTCCAAAAATCGCCAGAAGATCGACGACAAAGGATCTTCAGTTAAATGGAAGCATGACATCTCTATTTATATCGGTGATGCCAATCTACACGATTTTACGAGTCTGGATGTACCGCCAATTTTTTCGTACATGTCCAAATGCGTCAACGTCTTAAGTGGGAAATCACTCATAAAAGGTTGCGGCGCGTTAAATGTCATTAGTGATGGCGAATATCTGATTACTACCGATCAATTCGTCGTCTACGATCAAAAATATTATCAACTCGAAATAGGAACTTAAGGAGGTACTATTATGGGATCACCCAGAACTTCACCCAGTCCCGAGAATTACATGATCGGCAAAGGTGTTTTGAGTATAGCAAAGTGGAACGATGGTGTTGTTGGTGCATATGCCGATGTCGGTAACTGCCCGAAATTCGAATATGAACCGACTGAACAATCCATCGAGCATTTCAGTTCACGCAAGGCAGTTAAACGACTGGATGCCGAGACAGTAATCTTGTCAGGTTACAATGTCAATTTTGCACTTGATGAAGTCTCTGTGGAAAATCTGCGTATGTTTCTCAAAGGAACAATGAGCGGATCGAGAATCATCTATGCCAACCAGAATACCAAGCAGTATTATGCGTTGAAATTTGTTGCGGATAATCCTGTCGGTCCGAATTGCAATTATGAATTCTGGAAAGTCAAGATAACTCCGAACGGTGCATTTTCGTTGATCGGAGATGAATTCACTGTTTTGAATTTCAACGGTAAAGGCATTGCGGATGATACCAATCATTCGACTTCTCCGTTCTTCACGGCAACATTCGACACGACAACTTCAACGACTACGACGACTACGACCACAGCCGCGTAAGTTGATTGAATTATAATTATTTCCCCCCGGGAAACCGGGGGATTCTTTAAAATCATCTAAGGGAGGATGATATGAGATTATCTAAAGAAATCAAAATCAACGACAAAGCAATTGCTATCTTTGAATTGACAGTTAAGGACATCAAAAAACTCTGGAAAGATCTTACCGGCGACTCTCCTGAAACTGCAGATATTCCGATGTTTTCCAATGAAGTGATTCTCCGCAATCATTGGGATAAATGCATTCACGGAATAACGCTCACGGAAACCGACGAACTGGCGCCAAGCGAATTAAAATTGATCTACGATGCTTTCTCCGAGGTTAATGCCATTTTTTTCGACCTAGCCCTAAGAGTGGAGGGCGAAAATCCATTCCTGAAGGGTCTCAGACAAGTAGTATTGAACGACTTGATGCTGCGGTTTGCCGCCTCATTACCTGTGGACACCAAGACGTCTGGTCCTACGGATACAGTTTCTTCATAACGGCGTTGGAGGAAAATACAAAACAGGAAACCGAATTATTCAAACGTCTGGAAAAAACAATAGCACAGGCAGTAAGAAGAGGACGTTTCATGAAAGATCAGGATTTTCAACGATATTTACAGTCTAAGGACTAAATGATGGATAAAAAACTTGCAGATTCGTTGGAGGAACGCGAACGACAATTACGTGAATCAATTTCTGACTATGAAAAAGCGGCGGAATCAGCAAAGAAAATTGCCACTCTGACCAAAAAGCAAGACTCCCTGCAGAAAGATATCAGTACCTATTTAAACACTTCGCGCCCGGATGCCGGCACGATTAAACGATTGACTGCCGGCCTTTCCGCTCTGCAACCTATAGATGCGATCTACAAGGCAAATGAAGGTGAATCAAATAAATTTGCTCAAAACTTTATCAAAACTTATATCAAGGATATCCGGGACAATCTAAACACTGTTGTCACAGGCAAAGATTATACTCTCGGACAGAAAACCTATAAAGATATTCTGACCAAACAGATGGGTATGAAGGATGGCAAGTTGGCTACCGGTCTTGGTATGATCGGCGACATTGCAATTGATCCGACATCGTTCGGCGCCATGAAACCTGTTTTTAAAACAGTAGGCAAATTAGGTTCATTCTCTGCAGACATGATATCTAAAATTCCCCAAATTGAGAAGGGTATTGATGTATTAAAAAGCAATTTTAATATTTTCTATGAAATTGAAAAGACATTTCCGAAAAGTAGTGTTGATAAATTCAAAAGTGCTTTTACCGTAGCTGTAGAATCAAAAGATTTTTCAAAACTGGCCAATCTTGGATTCGATGTTTCAAAATATACAAAAAAAGGATTTAGTCCTGATCTTCAAAAACCCATACCCAATCAATTTAATAAAATCCTCGAAGAAGCATTCGGTGCGCAGAAAGAATCCGGTACAGTTGGCAAAACCCTTGATTTCACTTCCGACTGGTACAAACGGATAATGTCCTGGTCGCCCAAATTCCAGACACGAAATTTTATGGGTGCGTTAACTCAGGGCGTTTCCGAAGGTGTTGGCGTAGGTGATTACTGGAAATCATTCAAGATGATTCGCGGCAAAGAAAATATTCCGGAAGCATTCGCGAAATCCGGTGTCATGTCTCAATCCGGTATGTTTGAACAGACAATGTCCAGAATTCCGGCCAAAGTAGCTTCATTCGGGGAATCTCTGAACCGTGCAGCTCTGGCCATCGCCGACATGCGCAAAGGTAAAACGATCGAAGAAGCGATCGAACATACCCAGGAAGTTTTTTATAAATATGGCGATGCCTATAAAACTAAATTTGAAAAAACAGTCGTCGGTCGTGTTCTTCCTTTTTATTCGTTTTTTAAAGGACAGGTAGAATACTGGCCCAAAGCATTAAGCGAAAAGGCAGCATATTGGAGTGGTCTCGGAAAGATTACTCGCGATACAGAGACCGACGATGAAAAAAACTATCCATATTTAAAACCCGGATACCGTAAAGATCAATTATCAATAGGTTCGGTAGGAAATTTCGGTTTTCAAATTGAAGACTTTCTCAAAAATGCGACTGGTGATGTAAAGAATCTGTGGGGTCAAATACAACCTGTATTAAAAATGACTGCCGAAGGACTTACTGACTGGAAAGTATTTTCCGACAAATCCATATCCGGTGATAAGGATGCCGGACAATATAAAAATATACCCGTATTTAATAATTTGCTTGGTTATAGTGAGACCAGTAATACGGTAAATCCATGGAGAAAATGGGCACTGGAGTCAATGATCGGTCCCATCCTGGATCCCATCAAAAATCTTTTCGATCCTAAAAAACCTATATGGAGTGTCTTAACCTCGGTTCGTGATTACGATCTTAGTACGACAAAAATGTCTGCCCAGGCAGAAATGAATAGACGTCAAGATCAATCAGGTGGTTTTTGGAATTTTTCTAATCGTTTTAGAATTGGAACACCAAACGCCGGAGTGACACCTCCTGAAAGTAGTGTTGGTACATGGAATTATAAATTTGTTCAAGACTGGGCACAACAAAAAAATATCTCTCCAGATACCTTTGGCAAACAATACATGATGGGTCGTGGCGGCGACCAAACCATGTTTTTCAATGCGTCGCAAAATCTCGGTAGAATCATCGCTGATGCACTGAAATATGCAACCACAGATTTAGGTGTTAACGCAAAACTATCCCTCGAACAAAATCTCGGAAATATAAAAGCCCGAGCAAAATTTGAAAATTGGAGTGATGACGCACTTCAAAAAGCAACCAGTCTGGAAGTTGCCAAATACAACATGACAAGACCACGTCTTATAGGTGAATCGACTGCATTGCAACCTGGAGACTTTAAATACCGCGCTATGGTAGGTACTGATCCCTTTCAGCAATTTTACAATAAAGCGGCCACTGAACGAGTACAATTTTCATCAAAAACCGGAGATGTGTTCAAGGCATCTGCCGACAAATCTGTGGAGGCAATTCAACGTGGCCTTCAGGCTGATATTGCTGCCGTCAAAATGCAGATGTCCACGCAATATGGTGGAATTTCTAAGGACATGGCCGATAAGCGAATTCTTGCATTAACAATGCAAGCCGATAAAGCCATGAAGGAATTGGAAGCCAAAGGTCATACAGCGATTGCCAATATCCTGGAGAATATGGCCGACGCTGAAATTTCTACCATTGAAAAAATTGAAATACAACGACATGCCGCAAAGGAAAAATATCAAGGTAGTGATGATTATAAACTGGCTAAAGCATCAGAAGATTACGATCAGATAAAAACTGCCGAGTTAATGATCGACGCTAAATACGATAAATTAAAACGTGACGAACTGGTCAAACAGGCCAAGGCGCACATGGAATATGTAAAATCAGTAACTTCCGGTGAAGCCGAAAATATCATCCTTACCCTCAAAGGTATTTATGAACGCGGCGGTATGTCGATAAAAGATTTTTATGGACAACAACTCGCCACTAAAACTACTCAAAGCACACAGATTGCCATCGGTTCGATCGGTATTGCAGAATCATTAATCCCGGCCGCAGAAAATCAATCATCATTAGAAGAACTCAATGTTCTCAAAGGTATCCTTTCCGATCCTAAAATCGATCCCAAGACTTCGATCGAAACAATAACCGCCGTTCTGGAAATCCTGACTAAAAAAATAAAAGGTATCGATGTAGAAGGTTTGAATGTCGCCTTAAAAGGATTGTCCGAAGCCGCCCAGGAAATTGAAAAAAGCAAAATTGGAACCGATAACAACATTGTTAAAGATGAAGAAAACCTTAAAAAGGCCATCTCGGAACTTTCCGAATATGGTGCAAATCTCCGGAAAAAAACTTTTGCGGCGACAAGTACCACTTCTTTGGGTATTCGTGCATTTTCCGGCGCTTCTACCAGATACGGAACGGTTACCTCACCTTATGCGCCTGCTGGTTAT